CAACAATCATTCACATTAGGGCAAACCGATGTTCCAAACAACCCAACCTATTTTTTAAGATTTAATCAAACAACAGGAGCATCAACCGCACCGTATTTGGAGCAAAGAATTGAAAGCGTTAGAACATTTGCTAATCAAAAAATAACAGTCTCATTTTGGGCAAAAGTAGCAAGCGGAACATTATCCGTTAATGTTAAAGCAATCCAAAACTTTGGAACAGGTGGTTCTCCATCATCAACGGTTGAGACGTCACTTGGTAGCAAAACCATTGATACAACTTGGAAAAGATATACGGTTACGGGAACATTACCTTCTATTTCAGGAAAAACATTGGGAAGTAATAACAACGATTATTTAGCGATAAGATTAGAATTCCCGACCTCATCTACCTTTACCTTTGATGTTTCGCAAGTTATGGCTCATTATGGTGAAGTTCCTTTACCTTTCTATCCAAAAAGTTATGAAGAAGAATTAGAGGTATGTCAACGTTTTTATCAAGTATTTAATTTTTATGCTCGAGGCTCAACAGTTGATACCGCATATCAAACAACTTCTGGTGAAGGAATTGTGGTTTATTTGCCTGTCCCAATGAGGGGAGTTCCAACAATTGTTGATTACTCGATAACAAAAATTGGACATATTATATCTACCCCATCGTCGAACCCACCAAATATAATTTCCGTCTCTAATTCTACTGTTGAGTTTTCTTGGTATTCAACAAATGCAGCTTATAGAAATTATGCTTATCGATGTAATGGTTGGTTAAAAGCTAATGCAGAGTTATAATTTAATATAACCAACAAAGAAAATTTTAAGTACCTATTTTTTTAACAGCAACAAATCAAAACATAGGCGGAGGACAAGTTCATAATAATTTACAACCATATATTACTTTAAATTTTGTTATTAAGTATTGACTTTATTTTTGCTATAATGAAATTATAAGTTAAATTTTAAAAACTATGGCAAAACGAATATCTATCAGAGGCGGAGCAACGGCTTTACCCGAAGAAAGCGTGGCTCATTTATCAGTATCATTAATTAAAGAAAGCGGAGTTGAGAATTTAACTACCGATTTTATTGTTAGCGAAAATAATCCGCAAAATTTATCCGTAAATGTATCAAGCGGAAGAGCCTTTTTTGTTAAAAGTGGAATGGTTTATCACGGATATTCTACCGAAACGGTTAATTTAAGTATAACTGCTAATTCAAGTGGAAATGATAGAATAGATGCGGTGGTTTTATATGTAGATTTAATGACTTCGCCGAATAGTGATGCTTCTAACATTTTGAAATATCAAGTAGTTCAAGGGACACCCGCTTCCAGTCCCGTTGCTCCTACCGATAGCGAAATTCAGACTGCTATTGGGGCGGGAAATCCTTTTATTAGATTGGCTAATGTTTATGTTGCTAATAATAATACAACTATAACAAATAATAATATAACAGATAAAAGGACAAAGTCTTATATCAAAACAGCGGGAATGAAAGAAGTTGAGATTTTGAAAAGTGTTTTTGGCGGAAATTATAATAAGGTTTATGAGGCAAATGTTAGTGGGAGTGTTAATTTGGATTGTGATACTTGTAGCGTATTCATTTTAACTTTAAGTGGGAATACTACGATTAATTTTACTAACTTTAATAAAGGGCAGACGATTCATTTAATTATAACCAACGCTTCAAGTTATACGATTACTTGGGGTAGTATGATTAAATGGAGTGATGATACGACACCGGGAATTTACGGGAATTATAACGGATTGGTATTTTTTGCGATAAGTAATAGTGTTTTGATTGGAAATTTATCTTTTAGCGGAGTGACGATTTAAAAGTTTTAATATATTAAAATGAAAACTATATTTGTGGTTCAAGGTTATGAAAATAAATTAGATAACGGACAGTTGATTGATGTTGTTGTTTTTGAAATTTACGCTAAAAATGAAAAAGAAGCAATTCAGAAAGCAAAAAAATATTTAAAAAAGCCTTTTTATAGAGTTGCTTCTATTATTGAGAAATGAGAATACCGAAAGATGTTATTTTAATTTGGACGGGAGATGAAGCAAGTATTCCATCTGATTGGACGAGAGAAAATAGTTTGAATGGTTTATATCCGAAAGGTTGGGGAAGTCAATCTCCTAATCAAGGTGGCGGAAGTGCTACTCATAGTCATATTGTATCTGACCCTGGCCATTCTTTACAAAATCATACTCATACTTATACTTTAAACGCTTATTGTCCTGACAATACTTATCCGAATAAAGGTTGGACTGCTAATGAACCGAATTTTAACATTCCTGATTGTCATACTCATACAGGAACGACTGGAAATGCTAATAATGGTGGTTTAAGTAGTGTTAATTTTACGAGTGGTAATGCTTCTAATGAGCCTCCATTTAAAGATGTTATCTTTATTAAGGCTGGTTTAGCAAGTCTTTTAAGAGATAATATATGTGCTTTATGGGATAAAAATACTTTGCCGAGTGGGTGGAGTGATATGATGGATTATCACGGAAAGTTTTTGAAAGGGTCTAATACGAGTAGTAGTGGAAATACGGGAGGAAGTTTAACGCATAGCCATTCTATTAATCATACTCATACTATTATACCTCATAATCACGCTTCAAGTTGGTGTAATGATTGGCCTGGTGTTTCTGGTGGTTGGGGATATGGAAGAAATCCTGTTAATAATTGGACGACTTACGTTCACGCCCATTGGTGCGATTATGGAAATGATAATACCGCTAATTCTACAACCAGTTATACAGGGACTTATGATACGACAGAAGAAGTTGAGCCTGAATATGTTAAATTAGGATTAATTAAAAAAACTTCAAGTGGAAAATTGGAAATTGGGATAATTGGTTTATGGCTTGGGAGTGAGACCTCAATACCAAAAGGTTGGGTATTATGTGATGGAAATAACGGAACTTTAAATTTAAAGGATAAATTTATTAAAATATCGCCTTTAAATGAAGTAGGACAAACGGGAGGAAGTAATACTCATAGCCACGCTGGTTATAGCCACGGACATTCAGCCATTTCTCATACTCATCCTATTACTACGGGATATGCTAATAATAATACTTATGAGCCCGCTTGGAGTGGTTATTATGCTACTAAAAAAAATCATACGCATACGGGGACGACGAATGCGGTTAATATGACTTTTAATAATTCAACTTTAACTTTTGCGAGTGCTGATAATCAACCGCCATATAGGACAGTAGTCTTTATTCAATTACAAAAAAGATTAGCAGGAGCAGGAATGATGACAGGATTGTTAAATTAATTTTGCTAAAATAATAGTATATGGAAGATATAATTAACGAAATCATAAAAGCAAAAGAGAAAAATTTAATCAATTCTATTGATGTTAAAGATGATAAATTAATTGTGGTAAGAAAGGTTTTTAATGAGGATGGAGAAGAAATTAATCCAAGAATTTTAACGGTGAATTTAAATGAATTAAAAAATTTAATAGATATAACAACTACTAAATTAAAATTGTTTTATATGATTTATAACTTAATTAATAAATATACTGAAATTAATATTACAGATGAAAGTAAAAATGTTATTAATTTATTGAAAAAGATTAAATAAAATGCTATACCAAAGCCAACGAGATAGTAGATGGGCAAATCATAAATTAGGTTTTAGCAATGAAACTATCGGAAATTTTGGCTGTGTCATCACTTGTCTTGCTAATCTTTTTGAAATCACTCCTTTACAGATGAATGAATGGATGAAGAATAATGGAGCATTCGTAAATCAAAATTTAACATACTGGGCAAAGATACCAGGCTTCATTTATAGAGGTTGGTCTTACAATAATGATGAGGTTAAAAAAGCAATTAGTCAATATGGTGCTGTTATTGTAGAAGTGGATTTTGATAATAATCCACGAACCGATTTGTCTCATTATGTCATCTTCATTGGCAATCAGAAACTATTTGATGTGTGGGACGGAAAAGAAAAACCGACTTCAATTTATTCTATTTTGAAAGGTTATGTAGTTTATGATATTGAGAAAGCAAAGGCTTACTTTAAAAATCAATTTAGCAATAGTCAAGATAATTATTACAAAGGAATTGATATGAATAATAAGGAAAGCGTAAAAGTGTGTATTGATGAGTGGAAGAGAGTTGTTGATGGTTATTATGTGAAAAAAGAAGAATATGAAGCAAAGATAAAAGAATTAAACGATAAATACCAAAGAGAGATTGACGATAAGGAAAAGACAATTATAAATCTTAATACCCAGATTGATAACTTAACAAAGCAAAATCTTCAACTAATTAAAGATAACGAAATGCTTAATGATTATAAAAATAAATACAGTGAATTTGGAAAACAATTAGAAGAGTTGACAAAAGAGCATACGCAATTAAAGATTGATTTTGGAAATGCGAAAGAGGAATGGGTAATAAAAGAGCAAGGATATCTAAAACAGATTAAGACTTTACAGACAAAGTATGAAGCAACTAAATCACCATTGAAAAAGTTATTAATAGATTATATTTACGGAAAAACCCAAATTAAAAGTTAAGGATTTTTAGCAAAGTAAAGGTATGATTGCGAGGATTAAAAAAGAGCCAACTATAATAGACGAAAAAACAAGGATTTCATTACAGACCAATAACTTATGGGCGATATTGATGTCTGCGGTAGTGGTTGCTATATCTTGGGCTTCATTAGTAAATAAGATTGAATTGCTTAATCAAAAATTAGATTTTGTCGCTCAAAGACAAGAGGAGTTAGCACAAGAGTTTAAAGAATGGAAGAAGCAAGAAGAAAAAAGAATTAGTGACTTGGAGGTTGGATTAGCAGAGGTTAGGTCTATATTAAAAGTTAAATAAAAAAAAGATATGGAAAAACTATTAAGTAGAAAATTTATAATGACGGTGGGATTGGTGGTTTTGTCTTATATTTTAGTATTAGTTGGTAAAATGACAAGTAAAGAATGGATTGAGTTTTCAATGGTGGTTGCTGGAATTTATACGAGCGGTAATGTGGTAAGTAAGTTTGCTAAATAGAATTATGGGGGCTTAGTTTAATGCAGAACAGGGGTCTCCAAAGCCTCTAGTGGGGGTTCAAATCCCTCAGCCTCTGCTTAAAAATGGAAAAACGATATAAAGAAATATTAATGATATCTGCGGTTAGTTTAGGATTATTAGCGGTATCATTTTGTGCTTTTCCTGAATGGCTAAAAAAATTAATAAGAAAAGAGCAGAATAATTGTTGTGATTGGTGCGGAAAAAAGGTGAAAAAATTACAGATTCACCATATAATACCGCAATCAATGGGGGGGAGTGATGAAAGAAGTAATGCTGTGGGGCTGTGTCAAGAATGCCATAGTTATTGGGATAAAGAAGCGTTAAAATATAGAAGGCTTTATCCAAAAAAATGAATAATATTGATTATTTAAATAAAGAAAAAAATTTTATAAGATTAAGTAAGGATTTTTTTTGTATAAAGTGTAAAACAAATTTTAGAAATGGGCGAAGTAAGTTTTGTTTTGGTTGTTTACAAGAGATAAAATATGAAAGGGATAAAAGATATAGATTAAAAAGGCAAAATTAAAATGAAAAATTTTGTTTTTACAAGGTGTTTTATCTGCGGTAGAAATGAAAAACTTTATAGAAAGATAATGTATTCTAATGGTAAAGCAATCCTACTCCCGAATAAGTTTTATATCTGCGACCATTGTTATAAAATAGAGACGAATAAAAAATATACTTTACCCGATGGTATGACTTATGAATGGAGACGGGTTTATAGTTTTAAAGATGTTTTTAAATACGGTTGACAAAATTTAAAATATATTTTATTATTAAATAAGGGACAACGAGTAGTAAAAGGCTGGGGGGTTGAAAATAGGTGAGGTATAGAGTATAATTTGATAATCCCGAATTTATAACTCCTATACCTCACCAGCCCCCCAGCTGGTTAGGAGTTATAAGTTTGGGATTTTTTTTATGAAATATTTTTTATTTATTAATCAAGAGGCGATAATTAAAAATCAAATAAATATATCAATAGAGGAAGCAATTTTATTAGATTATTTATTTTGGTTATGCGCTTCACCGTCAGAAGATGTGGAAAAACAAAGGATAGTTGAGAATGGAAAAACTTATACTTGGTTTGATTATGGTTATTTTTTAAATCAAATGCCATTATTAAGAGGCAAAACTGCTCCAAGTATTACTACAAAAATTAAAAAATTAGAAAATGAAGGTCTAATTGAAACTATTTTAAAACATAAAAGAAAATATGTAAGGATATTACCAAAGGCTGATTTATTATTCAGAAAAACAGAAGAAAAATCGTTAAGAAATCTTAACGATAATGAAGAATCGTTAAGAAATCTTAACGATATCGTTAAGAAAACTAAACGAATAAATATATTAAATAATAATATATTTCTATCTAATAATAAATTAGATAGAAATGGTCTAACGACCAAAAAACAATTTGGTAACGGGGAAGTTAATTTGATTTTAGAGAAATTTAAGCAATTAAAAGGCTTTTATCCTACCGATAAAGACCCGAGACGCCGGGCTTGGAATATCGTCCAGCAAATAAATACCTTCTTAAAGAAAAATCCTATCTTAATTGAGAAATATGGTTTTACTTTTGAGAAAATGGTTGATAAGTTTTTTAATATATTAAAATCAAAAGATTATTGGGCTTATATTGAGAATCTTGATACTTGCAGGCGGAAATTAAATGTTTTCTTTGGAGCGTTGGAAAAAAAGATTAAGGCTTTGGAAACTATGAAAATAGTTGAAAAATCATTAGAAAAACAAAACGAATACATTGAAAACAAAAGAAAAGAGGAAAATATAGCCGAAATACCTCATATTAAAGAAGAAATTGATGAAATGAGACGAAAACTTGCGGAAAAATTTAAAATTGAGTAATAATTTTTTATTGTTCTATCAATTTAAATCAAAAGAATATTAAAATAGGGGTTGACAAAAATTATAAAATATTTTATAATTAAATTAGTTAAAAGTTTAAACAAAATAAAAATATGATAAAAAAATTTTTCTATAATTACGAAAAACCTTATAAAGGACCATTTAAATTTGAAGACGCAAAAGCAATTCTAAATGAATTTTTAAGAACTAAAAGATTTATTGGCGGTATGATTACTACTTTTACCGGTGGATTTTTAAAAAAAAGAGCAAAGACTAATAAATATGATGTTTTTATAAAGGTTTACCAAGAGAAAGCGACTTGTAATATTTGCGGAAAGGAAGCAGAAAGTGAAATTGAATTTGAATTTATTAAAGAAAATGGAATTTGCCTTGGATGCGACCACGTCCAAGGCGAAGTTAACAGTTTTTTAATATATTAAAATCTATGGAATACTTTTTAGGATTTAATAACTTGAATTACGAAACGCAGGAAGAAATTTTAACCGAGTTAAAGAAAAGATTAATGAAAAAATTGGAGCAAGAGGCAAAGGAAAAAGAAAAAACATTAAAACAACTGATGTGGACGGAATATGATTTGGATTGGGATATTGAAAATCAAGCAGATAAAGAAAGGTTTTTTGAATTAAGTCTTGATGAGTTTTTGGAAGACCAAGCAAAAGATATAATAAATAGAACCTTTAAACATTTATCAGTTTATTTTGAAATACTATGAATTTAGATTGGACTTTCTTTCAAAGTTGGAATAGTGGTTTGGAATTAGCAAGGAATGGGAATAAACGGGAAATTAAACCACGTGATATAATTTGGGCTTCCGAGATTGGAAAATCCTATATAGATGTTTATCTTGCGTTGAAAGGTGAAAAACCAAGTAATGATTTTTCTCAGACTACCCTGCGAAAGTTTGATGCGGGGATAATTTGGGAAAACATTATTGGAGTAATTCTTAAACGAGTAGGGTTGTTAAAAGAAAGTCAAGAATGGGTAAAGTATGAGATGAAAGGTTGTTTACCGATTACGGGAAGATTAGATTTTACCGCTGGTGGGAAAATTGACAAAGAAAAGGCTTTATCCGAATTGGAAAATATCAAGGAATTACTACCTAATAATGTTTATGAGGCTTCAAAAACGATTATTGATAATTTGGCTGGAAAGGAATTAAAAGAAATTGTTTTGGAAATTAAGACCGTGTCTTCATTTATGTTTGATAAATACGAAACAAGCGGACAAGCGAATGGGAATCATAGATTACAGATACTTCATTATCTATTGGCTAAAAATATGCCAGAAGGACATATTGTTTATATTAGTAAAGATGACGCCCGTATGTTAGAGGTTGGGGTATTCAATCCCTCATTCGTAAATGATGAATATACAAAATGGATTAAAGAATTAAGTGGTTATTATTACGCTAACGAGCAACCACCAAAAGAAAAAGAAATTATTTTTGATGAAGAATGGGGGAAATTTACTTTGAATTGGAAAGTGTTATATTCAAGTTATTTGACAAAAATTTACGGATACAAAGACCAAGAAGAAGTAAGACAGATGTATCAGCCGTTAGCGGAAAGTTGGAATAGAGTTTTGTCAAGGGTTAAAGGCGGAAAGGATATGACGAAAGATAATTTGGAAAAGATTAAAGCCATTAAGGATTGGGGATTTGATTATGAAGAGATAATTGAAAAATTAAAAGTTAATTGGGAAAAAGAAAAGGAACAAAAAGAGGCGGATTTAGAAATTGAGTTAAAAGGTTAAAAGTTTAGAAAATAAATAAACTTATAAAAATAAATATGAGAAAGTTTAGTCGGTGGATATTTGAAACAAAATGCCGAAGATGTGGAGAATTGAATGAATGGATAATTAGTCTCAATGATAAGGAACCAACAGAAAAAAAAATAAACTTTCATATATATTATTATAACGAAAATCCATTTGAAATAAAATGGTGTGAAAATTGTAAAATGCTTACAAGACAAGAATGGATTTGTCTTTATGAAAAATTAAAAGTTAAAAAATAATCTATGAAAAAAATAATTTGTGAATTCTTTGGCTCTCATTTTTGTAGAGAAATTAGTATTAATGAATATACAAAAGGAGAATTTTATATTGCTATATCAAATATAATGCTTCCTACATTAAAATCTTTTTCAGAAGGAGAAATTAATGAAATTGATAATAAAAATATTAAAAAATTGGTGTTTAGAAAAGACAAAGAAGATGTTTTTCGTCTTATAGGTTATAAAGATTAAAAAAGATATTTTAGAAAAGGTAATTGAATTTATTAAAAAGTTAGAAGTTAAAAAATAAAAATATGTTTGATTTTCAAGATTTTCTTACTAACACAATAAAAGCAAAAAGGGCTGAGGAGATGAAAACCTCTCCTCAGCTTACTTTAGGTGAACTTATACTAAAATTAGAAGCAATAGATAAAAATCTGCCAGTCTATTTTGATAACGAAAAATATAGACCAACCAGCATAGGTAGTTGGAGAGGGAGTTATTGCGAATTATCAATTAATTATAAAAGTAATAAAGGTTGTGACACTATTAATTCAGACGAAATAGAAAGGGTTTATGAATATGAGAACGGTGAAAAATATATTGTTTATAAGCAAATAGATACAACTTTACCTAAAAATGTAAGAGTAAAAGATTTATTAAAAATACTTAAAATGGCGATTGGAAAGACAATGCCAGGTTATAAAGGAGGAAATTTTTTAATTGGTAAAACTACTCCAGTTTGGGTAGCTTCTTATGGTGAAAGCGAAGGATATAAGACTGATGAAGATTATAATTTTCAAGCAATAGTTGATGTTAAAGTAAAAAATAAAAAAGCGATTTTAATGACAAAATTGATACTATATTGAAAAAAGTTAAAAAATAATTAATTTTTAGTTCGGGCGTGTATTGAAGTTCGGGCTGGAGCAACGACTTCAATGGCAAGCAATATCCAGCATAAGGCTTGCCCGCCCGAATAAAGAATTAAAAATTAAAAAATAATTATGAAAAATAAAATTGAAAAAAAGTTAAAAGAATATCTAAATGAAAATGAAATACCATTAAATGATATTATGTCTAAAGATATTCAAACATTTACGATAATAAATCAAAAGTTTTTAGGATATGAAATTATAGAAAAAGGAAATTATTGGGAAGCCTGGTATGAAGCTCAATTTTATATAGGAAAAATAATTATAATTTTTGAAACAGATATAAAAATAAAATTTTATAAAAATAAATTTAAAAATGTTGTTGAGGAATTATTTAGGCTTTATGAAGAAAGTAAAAAAGTTAAGAAATTATTTAATATAAAAATACCTATTGACAAAAGTTATAAATTATTTTATTATTAAAATATATGATAAGAAAATTTGATTTTGAAATAGGTAGAAAAAAACCAAATTGGAGAATAAAGGTAATAATAGTTTTAGTTTTTTTAGGATTATTGACCTTTGGATTTTATAAGGCCTTACAGGAAGTTAATAATTGGTTTGCTACTCATTATTTTAAGTTTAATCCGATTATTGAATTAAAGATTAATAAACCGATTGAGATTAGAAAAAGAGAAATTGAAATTAAACAAGTGATTAAAGAGGTGAAAAATCTTCCTGAACCGAAAACTACATTAGAGAAATATATTTGTGATAAATTTGGAGTTGCGGATTGTAAGATTGCTATTGCGGTAGCAAAAGCAGAAAGTGGATTGGGCGAGACTAAATATCACGTTAATAAAGATGGTAGTATTGATATTGGAATTTTTCAGATTAATTCAGTTCATTGGAGTAAGCCTGGTTGTAGTCCGAAGGAATTATTTGACGCTTATAAAAATGTAGATTGTGCTTATAAAATTTGGGAAAAACAAGGGTGGACGCCGTGGGTGGCTTACCAATCAGGAAGTTTTATTAATCATTTGAAATAATATGGAGAAAACAAAAAATTTTTACAATCCAAAATATAAAATTGGGACAACTGTTTATCACGTTGATAATTGTGGAAAAATTATAAAAACGAAAATTGTAAAGATACTATCTTATCAGTCAGAAAATGGTTTTGAGTATGATTATTGGTGCGATAATTACGGTTCATTTAAAAAGGTTGGTGAAAGGTATTTTCTTGAAAAAGAAAAAGCAAAGAAATCTTTATCGAGAATTATTAAAGAAGAGATTGAAAGACGAGATATGGCTATTAAATTGCTTGAAAAAGAAAAAAGGAAATATCAAAAATTATTAAAAGTTAAAAGTTAAATTTAAATACTATGGCAGACGATTTAATTTGGGATGAAAATGAGGTCTGGAATGAAATTAAAAGTTATAAAAATCAGAAAAGTGTATTTTTAAAATTCAAGAGCGGAGTAAATAAATTGGAATTGAAATCGCATCAAGGAGGATTATTTACTCACTATATTAAAAATTTAGGAACTGTTATTTGTAAAGGTAAAGATTGCTTTTTTTGTGAGAAGAAAAGTAAAAAAAGAAGAGAAATTTACTATTTTGCTAATTTAAATGACGAGATGGGATTATTGAGATTACCAGTTTCTATTTTTATTAATATTTTAAATTTAGTTAATGAGAAAGTTTATGATAAAGTTAATTCTCCCAGAGATGCTAGGTGGATTATTATTAAAAAAGGTGAAGGGCGAGATACTGAATATACAACATCGTTTGGGTCTCTAATAGAGCCTAATGAAAATGAAGTTAAAGAAAATACCGAGAAAGTAAAAAAGTTTTTGGAAAGGTATAAAGAAAAGTTGATTAATAAATATGATGAATTTGTTAGTAAATTTAATCAAGGAAAAAAAGAAATAGTAAAAAACGAGGAAGAAATACCAGAATCAATAGAAGAAGAAAATCAAGAGGAAATTAATCCAGATGAGATACCGTTTTAAAAGTTTTAATATATTAAAATGGCGATTATTGTAATTTTTATTTTGGTTTATATTTTAGGATTTTTTGTTGGAATGATATTTACAAGGGCAATGATTTTAAGAATTATAAAAAGAATGTTAGAAGATAAAAAAGATTTTGATAAACGAAATATATGGAAAATTATCAATTAAATTTAATTAAAGAAGTAGAAAAAGAGGGTAAAAAGGCAAAGGTTTATGAGGTTGTTTATAAAGATAATGATTACCCGAGAAAAATTGGAAAATTAAAGGTAGCGAAAACTTATAGAACATTTTTAAAGGAAGTAGATTCAACGAAGCATAAGATGAGATTGTTTAATGCTTATGGAATACAAAAAGATTTTTTTGATAAGTATTTAAAAGGTAAAAAAGGAAAAATTTTTATTTATGAAATTGATTTAAACCGATATTTAGAAAGTGATATTAAAGATTGGGAAGAACACGGAAAATATGCTAATTATGGAAGCGGGAGACAAATGTTTTTGTCATTAAATTATTTTAAAAGTTTTAAAGCAATAATATGAATCAAATAATAAAAAATATAAGCCATTTACAAAATAAAGAGGCTTTTGATTATTATCAAAAATTAGTTTTTTTGAGACGAAAGCAAGGTGAGGTAGCGTTAGAGATAGGAAGAGTATTAAAGGAAATAAAAGAAAAGAAACTTTATAGATATTTAGGCGAAGGCGGTTATGATGACTTCTTTCAGTTTTTATCCGACCCTGAAATAAGTATGAATTATAATACCGCAAGCCTTTATATCCGAGTATATGAGTTTTATGTAGAACAATTAAAATTAAATCCCGATGAATTAGCCTCTATTCCAATTAATAGATTAAATACTTTAAAGTCTAAATTAGAAAAAACGGAAAATAAAGAAGAAATTGAAGAATGGCTGGAAAAAGCAAAAACATTAGGAAGGTTAGATTTTGAAAAAGAGACCGAGGAGGCCAAAATAACAAAGCCGAGACCTATTGTATTGACAAGATGTAAAAAATGTGGCAAAATTAAAATAGTTATAAATTTACCAGATGAAATATGTCAATGCAGATAAGTTTAAGACAATTACCAAAATTTTTAGAGGAAAATTATGGCATTCTTGTGTCATATTTGACCGTATGGTCTTGGATAAAGAAATTTGATTTTGAGGATTTAACGCATAAGATAGAGTTTAACGGAAAAACATATAGATTTTTTGAGCCTAATGATGTGGCAATTTTAGTGGAAAGATTAAAGAGATTATACCGGGAGAAAAAGATTAAATTTAGATTAAAGAAAATCTAATATGCTACCAAGAAATAAAAAACAAAAAGGAAAACATTTGGAAAAGTGGGTGGCCGGGGAATTAAAAAAGATTTTTGGATTTGTTTATAGCCGAGCCGATAGTGGAAGTGGAAAATTTCATAAAGAAGATATTACTTTACCGAATATTGTCCCTCTTCATATTGAATGTAAAAATCAAAAAGATAAGAATTTAAAAGAGTGGTGGAAGCAGACTTATGAGGCTTGCGCTTCAAGTAAAATACCTGTTTTAATCTATAAGTTAAATTATCAAAAAGTCCCGACAGTGGTAATGAGTGCAGTGGATTTTTTAGACTTTTTAAGTGGAAATTTTAAGACAAGAGATTTTGACTTTATGGATAATTGGAAAAGGTTCTCCGATATTAGTTTTTTAATTGAATTTAGTTTTAGCGATTTTTTTAATATATTAAAATACCATTACAAAGAAAAATATAAAATTGAATAATAAAGAAATGGAAAAAGTAATTTTAGGTTTAGTTTTAGGGATAACAATAACAACTATTTTATTTTATAATGGATATAATGCTTCTCCTATTTTAAAGTGGGATTGGGATTTAAAGGAGGTAGATAAAAACTGTCTTTATTTTAAGATTAAAGAAACAAGTAATAGTTTAATTTATAAAAAATTAGTTTGTATTAAAAATGGCTTTTAGATTATGCGGGAAATAATTGAGATTTTAATAAATAAGAATTTAAAGATAAAAGATTTTGTTTATTTTAGATTGGATAAAGACCGGGAAGATATAAAGGATTTAAAAAGGTATTTAAATGTTAAAGAAGGTGATTTTGTTTTAATAGTTGCTTTAAAGAAAAATAAAATATGAAAATCCAAGAAAAAATAGTTAGAGATTATATTTTGGGCGAAAAAGATTGTAAGATAAGAATGACTTTAATTGATAATGATTTTATAGAAATCAAAACCTATAACGAGCGAGATGAATTTGTCTTTAATAACGAATATACCGAAAACACGTTAGATAAATGGGATAGGGTTTTATCTTTAATGAAAGAAGCGGTTAAAATAGCAAGGAAAAAACTACAAGATTATGAAAGAAAAAGTTAAAAATACTTTATTTGTTATAATTCAATTATGGAAGAAAAAAATAAAGGCAGACCAAAAATAGATTTACAAGCTGAATTTGAAAAAATTAAACCTTTTTTAAAGGTTGGTTATAGCCTTCATAAAGCCTGTATTTTAGGAAGAGTAAATTATACGACCTTATATAATTATTACAAGGAAGATGAAGAATTTAGAAATATGGTTGAAAGAGAAAGGAATTTAGTTAATGTTTTAGCAAGGCAGGTTATTATAGAGAAAATAAGAGATGAAAAAGATTCAAGATTGGCATTAGAGTGGTTAGACCGAATGGAAAAAGATGATTTTAGCAAAAAATTAGAGTTAGAATTGACTAATGAAAACGATATTGGAGCAAAAGAATTGTTATTTTATCTTTTCAAAAAACAAAATCAAAATGGAGCAAAAGAATAATTTAAAATTAGAAACTATTTTATTTTTTGTAAAATTCTATGGATTGGAAGAGTTATATCTCCGCAGTATTTAAAAAGAATGGAAAACCTTTTATCCCTACCGACGGACAGGTGAGAATATTTGAAGCAATACTTAATCCGAATTATCCTTTCGTTTGGATAAACGCTCCTACACGATACGGTAAATCTGAAATATCCGCTATGGCTTTATTAATTGGTGCGACTGTTTTTAATTTAAAAATACCGATTGTTGGTGGTAGTTTAGATAAAGCGAATAAGATTATGGAGTATGTATTGGAGCATATAGGGGATAATAAAGATTTATATGAGGGATTAATTAATACCGATTTAAAAGATATTGAAGCGTTAAAGGTTCAAAGAAGTAAAAGTATTTTAAGATGGAAAGACGGCGGGTGGATTTATATTACCTCTATCGAGCAAAAGAATTTAAGTAAGGAAGGTGAAAAGGTAGTTGGTGAAGGTGGCGATATTGTTTTTTTAGAAGAAGCAGGTTTGATTAGGTCAAAAGAACAATTTTCAAAAGTATTAAGAATGCCAGAAGGGAAAATTGCTAAATTAGTTATGGCTGGAAATTGTTTTGAGAATAGTATTTTTGAGGAAGCGTATAAAGATAACGATTATTATAAAGTTAAAATTGGATTAGAGGAAGCCTTTAATGAAGGTAGATTAGATAAAGAAAGAGTTTATAATTTTATCAAGCCAAAAATAACTTATAAAGATTGGCTAAGATTTTATGAAGGTAAGTTCCCGCAAGCGAATCTATATGGCTATTTTAAACCGCATAAATATGAATTTTTACCACCATTAGATAAATTGAATATATTTGGTGCTATGGATTTAGCATTAGGGGAAAAAGAAGGTAAATTAACGGGTATTGTTGTTTTAGGAAAGCATAAAGAAACAGGACAAATTTATGAGGTGGAAAGTATAGGGGAAAAAATGCTACCAGATGAAGCGATTAGGACGGTATTAAATTTACCGTATAAATTTACGAGATTTGGTATTGAGGAAGTTCAATTTCAGAAATATTTTAAAGATATAATTGACAAAAAGTCAAAAGAATTAGGAAAGTATATCCCATTTACGGGAATTAAACAATCAATCAAAAAAGAGGAAAGAATTGAAAGTTTGGAGCCGTATGTGAATACAAGGCAGATTTTATTTAAAGGTGATAATGAATTATGGAATGAGATGATAAATTGGCCAAATGTGGAGTATAATGATGTTATAGACGCATTGGAGATGGCATTTAGATTAGTAAAGGAAATTAAAATAGGTATTTACAGGTTATAATTTTTGCTACAATTAAAATATATGAATATCATCAATAAAATAAAATCGCTTTTTGGAAACGAAAGAGGCTGGAATTCATTTTTTATGTTTTCTAAATTTGATAGAAAATATGGCGATTATGATATGCTTCGTGGTTTGGTTTTTGCTTGTTTAAATGCTATTGCGAGTAAAGTAGGGACTATTAATTTGATATTGAGAAAAAGAAAAGATGATAAGATTGTAGATGAACATCCTATTTTGGATATGATAAGAAATCCCTATCCTTATATTACTTATTTTCAATTTTTATATTTAACTGCTTTTTATTTAGGATTAAAGGGAAAGGCCTTATGGTGGATTAAAGAAGGAGAAACGAAATCAAGGAAATTCTTGGTTCCTATTAGTCATCTTAATCCTGTATTAAAGGTAGAAAATAATAAAATCTTTTATGAATTTATAATGAATAACGAAACTAAAAAATTACCTGATGAAGAAGTTTTAGATTTTAAAAGACCGCATCCGTTTAATCCTTTTGAGGGTTTAAGTGTATTGGAGCAGGCAAGATTAGAAGTAGAGGCGGATTTACAAGCGGTTGATATCTTTAAGGGATTTTTGAAAAGAGGAGCGGTTCCGTCAGGGATTTTAAAGACGAAAGGCGAGATGACGGAAGAAACTTATCAAAGGATAAAAAGTCAAGTTAATGAAGAATTTACCGGCGATAACAACTTCTTTAAGCCGATGGTTTTAGAAAATCTTGAATGGCAAAATATTACGATACCATTTAAAGATTTAGAATTTATAGAGCAAAGGAAATTTACAAGAGACCAGATTTTAGCGATATTTGGTGTCCCTAAGGCTATGTTATTTGCTGATGATGTTAATCGTGCTAATAGTGAAGCAGCAAAGTATTGGTTTGCGGAATATACCGTTAAGCCGTATATGGATATTATCATTGACACGCTGGAAAATGATTTGTTAAAGAAATTAGGTGCTTTTGATGTTTATTTTGATTACGAAAACTTTATTCCCGAAGATAAAGAATATGAATTGAGAAAAATTGAGGTTTTGACGGATAGAGTGATGACGAGAAACGAAGTAAGAAATGAAATGGGATTAGATAGAGTAGAAGGTGGTGATACTTTATATTTACCGAATGGATTACCAGTTGGCGAGGTAATCAATCAAAATAAAGAGGTTAAAGAAAAAAAAGTATTCAAGACCAAAAGGGAATTACTCCATATTGAGGAAAGAGATAAGTATTTGGATAAAAAAGAAAGATATTATAAAGGGCGATTGAAAATCGTATTTAATTTATTTTTGGATAGGATTAAAAAACATAAAAAGAAATCCGAAAAAGCGTATACGAATGTGAGTGAGGTTATATTTGAATTTAATCCTTATTTTGAATATTTGGAAGATGATTTAGCGGTAGAGATTGGAAAAGCAAAGGTAACGGTTGCGGAAATGGCGGTTGAGATGTTTGAGAAAGTTTACGGGATAAGTCTTAATTTTAATTTAGAGGATACGGGAGCGATTAAGTATTTAACAAATAAAGCAATGGAAAGTGCGGATAATATAACGAATAACGTCATTAAACGAATAAGAGAAATTTTAGCCGATATGTTAAGTGAAGGAAAATTTAGTTTAGAAAAAGCAAAAAATAGAATTATGGAGGAATTAACTGATGAAATTGACTGGCGAGTTGAAAGAATCGTTAGGACGGAATTAATTGACGCTTATTCTTATTCGGATAGTCAAATTATCAAAAATAATAACTTAATTCAAAAGAAAAAATGGATAACGGCAAAAGATGATAGAGTTTGTCCCGATTGTGCGAGGTTAAATGGTGAGATTGTGGATAAAAATGCTTTATTTAGTGGCGGAGTTGATAGTGCGCCATTTCATCCGAATTGCAGATGTGCGGTTGTCCCTGTTTTTTAATAGTATTGACAAAATTAAAAGTTATTTTGCTATAATAAAATCATATGGAAAAAACTTTTGGAAAAATAAAAGGGATTGATGTTGAAAAAAGATTAATTGATGTTGTTGCTTCAACTGAAACTGTGGATAGACACGGTGAAAGTATTAATCAATTAGGTTGGGAATTAAATCATTATTTAAAAAATCCTGTTATTTTATGGGCGCATAATTACTCCGAATTACCAATTGGAAAAGCCGAAAAAGTTTGGGTTGAGGATAATAAATTAATGGCTACTATTAAATTTGCTACTCATAATTTTGCGAATGAAGTTTGGAATTTGGTTAAAGATGGATTTATTAAATCTGTTAGTGTTGGATTTAGGGTTTTAAAATTTGGTGAAGAGGATAATAAAATTGATAAAGCCGAATTATATGAAATATCTTTTGTCCCAGTCCCCGCTAATCCCGAAGCGTTAGTACAATTGGGTTATAAAGAAAATGAAGCAAAAGATTTAGAAGCGAAATTTAAGACTTTATTAGATATTTATAACAAAGAAATTGCTAAAAAGAATGATAAGGCAGATGAAAAATGGGAAGTTTGCGGTAGTAGAGATTTACCAACTGATGATGAGGATAGTTGGGATGGTGATAAAGCAAGAGATGAAATGGAAAAATGGGCTAATGGTGATTGGGAAAAGTATAAAAAAGGTTTTGTGGTTAGAGATGCTAATAATAAAGAAACGCTTGGTGCTTATAAATTACCATTTGCGAGAGTTAAAGATGGAAAATTAGTTGCGACTTGGGGTGGTGTAAAAGCAGCAATGGGTGCGGTATTAGGAGCAAGAGGTGGTGTTAAATTACCAGAAGAAGTTAGAAAAGGTGCTTATAACTTTTTAGCAAGTTATTATAAAAAATTTGATAAAGAAGTTCCCGAGTATAAACAATATAGTGAAGAGGAATTAGGAAAATTATTTGACGAAAAGAAATCAGATGAGAAATTGGTTATTAGTAAAGACGAATTAAAGAAATTGATTAAAGATAGTGTTAAAGAATATTTTGAAGCCTATAAAGAATTAAAGGAAAACGAAAAAGAGAAAAAGCAAAAAGAGATTTTAAAGAAAGTATCAAAAGCGGAGTTATTAAAAGAAATGTTAAATCATTTAAGAGAAGCAGATAAACAAGTTGGTTTAGGATTACAAAAGGCTAACCTTTACCAAAAAAAGATTGAGTTTTTAAATAAGATTAAAAGTTATTACCAGTTAAGGAAAGGGGGTGAAAAAAATGGAAGAGAATACAAAGGCAATCATAGATGAAATTAAACAAGACCTCAAAAAGGATTTACTTCCAGAGGTCTTAAAAAGTCTTGATGAAAAACTTGAAAAAATCGGTTTAGATTTTAAGCCGAAATCTCAAAGCGAATTTGAGGAAAAGAAAAAAGCGGCGGAATATATTGCTGCTGTTTATAAACGGGATTATGAAAGAATGAAAGTCCTTTCTCCCGCTACCGCAGGGGAGGGTGCTGAATTAGTGCCTACCGTATTGTCAAGTGAAATTTTAAGAGTAGCAGGACAATATGGTTATGCTGGTAGATTGGGAAGAATTTTCCCCGTTACTAATTTAAAAGAAAATCTACCGACCGCTGATGGTGTTGCTTTTTATAGAAAAGGACCAAATGGTAGAATTACTGTTTCGTCAGTTTCTACTAATTATGCGGTTCAGGTAGATTTGGAAGAGGTTGTCGCATTGGTTCCTTTTCCGAATTCTTTCTTAGAAAATCCTACAATAAATGTAGTTGACCTTATTGCTCTTTTGGCTGGTGAAGCCTACGCCAAAGGACGAGACGAGTGGGCAAGAGACCAAATTTTCTCTAACGCCACTGCTTATGTTTTAGGTAGCGGAAAAACTTTCTATACCGATATTACTGCTGATGATTTAGCAATGGCAGTTGAAAGTATAGATGAAAATCTAATTGGCAATTTAACTTGGGTTATGTCGTTCTCAGTCTTTAACAGATTGAGATTGAAAAAAGATAGTCAAAATAGATACATAGTCCAAGAACCAGGGGCAGGAAGACCAGCTACACTTTGGGATATCCCAGTAGTGTTTAGCAGTGTCTATCCTAAGACTTCGGAAGAAAATCAGGCTGGTAAGCCGTTTATTGCTCTTGGAGATTTCCGCTATTTGGTAATTGCTACCAAAGGTGGAATGAGAATGGATATCTCGAAAGAGGCTTCCGTTCAAGTAGGTGCTACAACCTACAATCTATTCCAAGACAATATGTCCGCAGTTAGATTTGTTGGTTATGAGGATATTAATGTCGCTCTACCAACTAAATCGTTCGTCGCTATTAAGACGTCAGCGTCATAAGTCTTTGATGAGGTCGTCCTATATGGCTCCGACCTCATCGCAAGGTTAAGTTAAAAGTTTTAATATATTAAAAATATGAAAGTTAAAATGCTCCGCCGAGTGCTTTATAACGGAAAGTTTTATGAAGCGGGTATGGAATATGATATGGAAAAAGAAGATGTGAGGGCTTTGGGTAATTTAGTAGAGGTAACGGAAAAAGAAAAGAAAGAAAATAAGAAGGAAAAAGAAGCAAAAGCGGAAAAAAATAAAATGATTGAAAAAGAAGATGTAAAAACAAAATAAGTGATATAATTTTTTTATATGGAAATCCGGTATAATGATTGGCAATCAAATTATAGTGGTGTATCTGTAAATGATATTCAAGTCTTTTTAAAAAGGACTTTAACTGATAGTGAAAAAGACTTCGTAAATGCTTTACTTCCTTTATTGGAAAGTTATATTTGTTTAAATACCGATAGACAATTTAAAGTTTTAAATGATGGCGATTATTATTATGAAGAATATAAATTTGAAAAAGTTCATTTCCTTTACAATTATCCCGTAAAAGAAATTTATAAAATTTTAGTTGATGATGAGGTTGTTTATTTAAAAGGCGCTTCTAATAACGATTTTGAAATTGGATTAGATTTTGATTATGATGAGTATCAGTTGATGATTTATAGAGATTTAACGGGAAGTAAAATTAAGGTTCTTTATACGATTAATAAATTTTATGGTAATGATGTTAAATTAGCGATTATTGAGGCGGTGATTGATTATTTGAATACTTCCGATTATGGAATGAAAAAGGTAAATAATTTGTCTATTGGTGGATTAAGTGTTAGTTTAAGTGAAAGAGGCGTATTAGATAAAGTTATTGAAAATTATAAAAAAGTCAATTTATGATACCTAATCAAGTTTATATTACCATTAAAAAAATTGTCAAAGATGTTAATGGCAATAATTCTTTTACTACTTTAAAAACAGGAGTTAAGGCATCAATCGTCCCGACTACTCAAAATGATTTAGTCCTTAATCCTGACTTACCAGCTGGAAAATCTTATATGATTATTATTTTTGATGATTTAGAGATTAAAGGCGGTTATAGAGTAATAATTGAAAATCCTTTGAATAGTGGATATACGGGAAATGAAGAATTTATTTGCTTTAATGATTTTAATAAAGTAAAGTATATGGCTAATCAAGTTATTATTGGTTATATTTTTAAAAAATGAGTTTTATAATCAAAATTAACGATAAAGATGATGTTGTTGGTGGTTTGGAGAAATTGGCAAGTAATTTGGATAGGATAATTACTGATATTTTAGATACCAGCGCTTTAATGGTAATGGGGTCAGCAAAAGAAAATGCTCCTGTTGATACTGGGATTTTAAGAGGTAGTATAACAAAATCTAATGTAAGTAAGGCTGGGAATAGTTATAAAGTAAGTATTGGTTCTAATGTTGAATACGCTCCTTATCAAGAATATGGGACAGGAATTTATGTTGGACGAGGTTTTATTTATCCGAAGCGTAGCAGATTCTTAGTTTGGAAAGATAAAAGAAGTGGTAAAATGATATTAGCGAAAAGAGTTAGAGGTGTCCCTGGAAAGTTTTATTTTAAAAAAGGTGTTGAGTATTTTAGGGCAAATATGGGAAAAATTGTTAGTTTGTTAAAAAGTAGGATAAGCGATTATGTTTAATGATATTATTGAAAAACTAAAAGAAAAAATATCAACTTTACCGTCAATTAAGGCGGTTTATGATTATGAGGCAAAAGCGTATGATGAATATCCTTGCGTTGTTATTATTCCTGTTAAGTATAAAGACGAATATAAAAGTTTAGGCGAAATCAAAAGATTATATGAATTTAGAATTAGGATTTTGAATTATACCGATAGATTAGAGGATGGTTTAAAAGATATTCAGGTGGCATTACGGAAAGCGGTTGATGATGTTATTGCTTTATTAAATACAAGAGAAAATATCATGCTTGACGGAAAAGTTGATTTTTCGCAATTAACAGAAGGCGAGTTTAGTTTTATGGAAAGAGAAGGGGCGTATTATGTTTGTCAGATGAGTTATTTTGCTTTTAAAAGTTTAAACTTTTAAATTATTGACTTGACAAAAAAAAATTTGCTATACTTAATAGTATGAAAGAATATGTTTATAAGGGAAATACAGAAACGTATTTAGCAGGCTACGGAATTGTTAAGCCTGGCGATACGATTAAATATGATAAAATTATTAATAATGATTTGTTTGAATTAAAAGTTAAAGAAAACAAAAAATATGGCAAATCCTCTAAATAATTACATTGGAATTGGCAAGGAAACTACCTACGGGACAGCGGTTAGTCCTTCAACTTATTTAAAAATTAATGAAAGTGACGGTATTTCTATTAATAAAGATAGTCAATATGTTGAAAGTATTGTTGCTGGGGTTCAAGCGAAAAATAAAGAAGTATTTGACGGAAAGATTGAATATAGCGGTGGTTATGAATTGGCTTTAAATTCAAGCGATATTGGATTAATTCTTTTATCCGCATTAGGAAATCTTAATTCAGAATTAGTATCAGGTGAAACAGGAGTTTATAAACATACTTTTAGCGAGGCTTTATCAAAAGTATCATTGACTATTGAGCAAAAAATTGGCGAAATTGTTAAAAGATTTGCTGGATTTTTGGTTAATAGTATTAAAATAGAAGGTAGTGCTGGTGATGTTAATACTTTTAGTTTTGAGGGATTTGCGAAAACGCAAGTTGATAATGTAGAAACTACACCAACTTATTCAACTGAAAGAAGTTTGAATTTCGCAGATGTTTTGAGTATTAAAGTTGGCGGAGTTAATTATAGACAATATGTTGAGGAATTTTCTTTTGAATATAAATGGGACGGGGAAGGATTTTACGGATTAGGACAAAATGAGTTAGTGGCTCCTGTTATTAAGATGAGTGAGGTTAGCGGTAGTTTTACAATGTATCTTAATAATACTACCAAAGCCGTTTTTGATAAGTTTGTTAATTCAGAAAATACTGATATTGAAATTGTAATTAAGGGAAATTCTATTGGAACAGCAAGTAATAGACAGATTAAAATTACTATCCCGAAAGCGAAATTGGAAGAAGCCTCAACGAGTTTGTCAACTGATTATAATGCGGTTGAGGTTAGTTTTAATGGAGTTTACGATTTTACAACTAATAAACTTTTGGAAATTGAATTAATTAATACAATTGCTAATTACTAATGGAAATAACATTCGGCAATAATTACAAAGCGATTTTAAGAAGGGATTACCTTACTTATAGGGAAAGTATTGAAATTCAGAAAATCCTTTTAAAAGGGACAGGTGGCTTAAAGCCTAATCCCGAAGGTAAAGTTGATTTTGAATTAAAAGACCCGACCGTTGTTTTTGAAATGAATTTGAAAATGTTTGAATTTTTGATTGAAAAGATTATTGATGATAAAGGAGTGGAGCATTTGAATGTTAAAGACTATATAATGGATTTGAAACAAGAGGTTGTAGAAGACCTTTTGAATAAAATTAATGAAATAACAAAAAAAAAATAATATTGGAATAGACGACCCTAAATTACTTCATTTATTCTTTAAGACGGGAAAAAATCTACCTATTGATTATGAGATTTGTTATTTATCCGATATATTGAAATTACCGTATTCAGTTTTAATAGAACAGCCCGATTGGTATATCAAAAAGATGATGTTATGGCATAATGTAAAAAACAAAGTAGAGGAAGCGGAGTATAAAAAATTAGAAGCAAAAAAATTAAAATCTCATTCAATTAGAAAAAGAAAATAGTAAAATTAAATTATATGGATAACAAGGTAATTGAAATCATATTACAAGCAAAAGATTTGGCTTCTAAACAGATAGAATCTGCTTTTAGTTCTATTAATCAATCAACGAAAAAAGCGGAAGAAGGGACGAGTAGTTTTGGTAAAGCACTTCAAGATGTAGGAAAAATAGCAGCGGGACTTGGATTGTATAAATTAGCGGAAGAAGGAATGAATTTTGCTAAATCAATGGTTATGGCAGGAATAGAGACTGCTTCATTTTACGAAAATGCGAGGATAAGATTGACTACTTTATTAAAAGACGGACAGCAAGCAACTCAGTTATTAAACGATATAAAAAAAGTTGCTTTACAGACACCATTTGATACGAGAGTATTGGTAGATGGTGTAAGTTTATTAGTATCCGCAGGAGTATCAGCAAAAGAGGCTCAAAAGCAAGTATTACTATTAGGAAACGCCGTCTTAGCAACGGGAGGTGGTAATGCTGAATTACAAAGAATGTTGGTTAATTTACAGCAGATAAAATCAACGGGACAAGCAACTTCTATGGATATTAGACAATTTGCTTTTGCTGGAATTAATATTTATAAACTATTAGCCGACAGTATGGGGAAGACGACAGAACAGGTTAAAAATATGAAGATTAGTTATGATGATTTAATTAAAGCATTAGAACACGCCGCAAGTAAAGGTGGAATGTTTGAGGGAGCAATGGAAAAGGCAAGTGGTAGTTATCAGCAATCACTATCTAATATGAAAGAAGCGATGGATACTTTTATGGCTGATTTAATTAAAGAGACAGGGATATTTGAATTAGTTAAAGAAGGAATGAGAGGATTGACTGATGCGATTAATAATAATAAGACGAAGATTATTGACATTGTTGTTAATGTAGAAGAATTTATTATTAAGCATAAAACTTTATTTAAAGTAATTGGATTGACGATTGGGATATTTTTGGCTTTAATAACAGTGGTGACTATACTAAATTTTGCTATGGGAATGTTAGTTGTTTTATACGGACTTTTAATGCTCCCTGTTGTAAAAGTTATACTTGTAATTTCAATTTTGGTAGCAATTTTTCTTGTATTTCATAAACAGATAATTGCTTTTGTTAATCAAGCAATACCAGTAATTATTAGTGCTTTTAATTCATTTATTAGTGGAGTCGTAGGATTCGTAAACGGAATTATATCCTTTATAGGTGAAGCGATTAATTCTATTATTGGCTTTATTGTTGGAGTTTTTAATTCTATCGTTGGTTTTGTCGCTGGAATAATAAACGGAATTATTGCTTTCGTAACGCCTATTTATGAGGTGATAAGAGGATTAGTTGCTTTAATGGTTGGTGGATTTTTGGTGTTATTTACTTTTATTTTTAATATATTAAGTGCTTTATTTATAGTTGTCTTTACGATTTTTAATTCTATTGCTAATTTTATTTTTGGAATTTTAAATTGGGTCTGGTTATCTGTTATTGTCCCGATTTGGAATGCTATTTTAAGTGTTTTTAATACGGTTTTGAATTTTATATTAAACGCAATAATAATACCGATTTTTGAAGGGATAAAGTTTGTTATTAATACGGTTTTGAATGTTATCAAAACGATTACCGAAACGATTTGGAATGCGGTAAAAAGTTTTTATGATAATGTATTAACAAAGATTTTTAATAAGGTTAGTGATACTTTTAATGATATAAAAAATACGATAAATAAGGCAATCACGGACGCTTGGAATTATTTGAAAAATGGTTTAGAAAATATGTGGAATTCAGTCACGGATTTTGTTGGTAAGATAATTAATAAGTTTAAGGAAATGGCTAATGGGATAACAAGCGCTTTAAGAAGTATTAAATTTCCTCATTTAAGTATAGGAGAAGGAAGCGTAACAATTATGGGTAAAGAAATCAAATATCCGAAATTAAATGTTGACTGGTATGAAAAGGGCGGTTGGGTAAGAAATACAGGATTGGCAATGCTTCACGCAGGGGAGTTTGTTTTGTCAAGAGATATGTTAAGAGGATTAACGCCGATACCGAGTAGTATTGGTGATACCTTTAATCAAAAGGTTATTGTTAATGCTAATATAAGTAATGATGTTGATATTTATGATTTATCTTATAAGTTGGCTTGGTTATTAAGAAATGGTTAAAAAAATCTATTTAAACAATTTGGAATTATCTCCGTTAACGGGATATTATGTTAGTAAGATTGACAATGTAGGATTCGCTACGAAATATGGTAAGGGTGAAGTTTATAAACGACACGGAAGTGTTTTAAGTGAGCCGTATTTGGTTAATAGATTGTTAAATATAGAATTGACGATAATTGGCGGTAATCAAAACGATTTAATAAATAAAAAAAACAATTTAGCAAAAAATATCAAGGTTGACGGAAAAACGAAATTGGTAAAAATTGAGTTGTTATTGGCGAATAACGAGTTGGTTAGTGTTTTTGGGGTTTTAAAATCTTTTGAAGAGAATTTAGAGGCGGGATATATTAATAGTCAAGGTATTAGAATGAGTTTTGAAACGGAAAGTCCGTTTTTTAAGAGTAGTCAATTATATCAAGTGAATATACCTATTACCAAAGGTGGTGGTGGTGCTGTTCCGATGACAATACCATTTAATATGACTGCTGGTAGTAGTGGATTTAGTTTAGTTAGTACAGATGGAAATGCTATTTCATACCCCGAAATATACTTTTATGGAGTTTTAACGAATCCTGTTTTGATTAATTTAACAACGGGACAGACTTTAAGTTTAAATAGTTTGACTATTGGTAGCGGTAATTATGTTAAGATTGATACCGAAAATGAGATTGTGATTGATAATTTAGGGGTTAATAAGAGAGATAAAATGAATGGTGATTTTATTTACTTATTGACGGGTGAAAATCAATTTAAATTACAATCCGACAATCCCGGCGATACAGGTTATGTGGTTATGATTTATAGAAATTTTTACAAAGTCTTATGACTTGGACTGCGAGATTATTTAATAAAAGCGGTAATTATCTTTATGATTTGCCAATAGAAGGTTTAAGTATTGATTTTGTTTTGAATAATATCTGGACTGCTAATTTACGGGTTAATTTTTATACCTTTAAGGAAATTGTAAAGGCTTATAATGATACAGTAGAGAATGCTTTAACAGGTGGATTTAGGGAAGTAAGGATTTATTATGGTGATAGTTTAACTTTTAGTGGTATTTTAAGCGAGATAAATGTTAGTAAAAATTTATATGATATTAATATAGGTTTAGTGGTTAAGAGTTGGTTGGCTTATTTTCAGAAAAGATTTATAACGAAAACTTATTCAAATACCGACGCTGGGCAAATTGCTTGGGATATGATTAATACTTGTCAAGGTGTTAGCGGGGGAAATATAGGGATAACGCAAGGGACGATTCAGGCAACGAAAAATAGGGATAGGACTTATAAAGATGATGAGATAGCAAAAAGTATAATCAATTTAGCCTATCCGAATATCAAAGATGGTTTTGATTTTGAAATTAGTAATACGAAAGTATTTACAGTTAAAAATAGATTAGGTTCAGATAAGCCTTTTATCGTTTTTAATAATAGAAATATAGAGAATTGGCAAGTAGATTTAAAATGTGGGTTAAGTTTATGTAATAAAGTTATCAGTTTAGGAAATGGAATTGGCGACGACCAGCCGAGAATTGAAGCGATTGCGGATAGTTCTTATATTAATAAATGGTATTTATTGGAAGAATTAAGAAATGATACAGGAGTAATCGAAACTGATACTTTAACTGATAAAGCGAATTCTTATATCAATTTAAGAAAAGATTATTTCAAGACTTTTGCTATTAAGGTTAGATTGACGAATGTTAGTTTAACCGATTTTAATATTGGCGATAGTGTAAAGGTTGAAATTGAGGATTTTGTTAACGGAATGTATAGGATTTATAAGAAATCTATTAGTTTTAGTAATACTGATGAGGTTATTAATTTAGAGTTTATTTTCTAATGGAAAACTTTATTCAGAAAATTAAAGAATTGGAAGAAAGGATACAGAATTTAGAGAAAAGAAAGGGAATTGTTATACCCGAAAATGAATATATTACTTTAACCCAACAATCCTCAACGCCACCTAATCCTAATACGGGAAAAGAAATAATTTATACTGGTAATGGTTCAGTAGACCCAAAAAATTTACCGATTTTATTACCTGAAACAGGTTATAAACACTATTTTGAGTTAGCAAGTTCAATGTATCGTCAAGCCATAATCAATGGCAATTTTGATATTTGGCAAAGAGGAACATCATTTACGGTAGATGGATATACGGCTGATAGATGGTATGCTTCAAAAGGGACAGGTGGAGCATTTACGGTAAGCCAACAATCATTTACATTAGGGCAAACCGATGTTCCAAACAACCCAACCTATTTTTTAAGATTTAATCAGACAACAGGAGCATCAACTGCACCATATTTGGAGCAAAGGATTGAGAGTGTTGAAACATTTGCTAATCAAAAAATAACCGTCTCTTTTTGGGCAAAAGTAGCAAGTGGGACATTATCGGTAAATGTTAAAGCAATTCAAAACTTTGGGACAGGTGGTTCTCCATCATCAGCAGTTGAGACATTACTTGGTAGCAAAACCATTGATACAACTTGGAAAAGATATATAGTTACGGGGACATTACCTTCCATTTCAGGAAAGACATTGGGAAGTAATAACAACGATTATTTAGCGATAAGATTAGAATTCCCGACCTCATCTACCTTTACCTTTGATGTTTCGCAAGTTATGGCTCATTATGGTGAAGTTCCTTTACCTTTCTATCCAA